AGTATCAGGTGGCGGCGGCGGTGGTGGTGGTGGTGGTGATTATTCTAACGTTGATGTTGATACACATTTAAATACAGCTACTGCAAGTATTAACGAAGTATTAAGCTGGTCCGGGAGCGACTATGCTTGGACAGCTAATGGCAGCGGCGGTGGTGGCGGCATTGCGCTTACAGATCTTAGTGTAACAGTTGAAGCAGCCGGAACTGCTAATTTAACATACAACAACACTACAGGTGTGTTTTCATATACCCCGCCTGATTTGTCAGCGCTCGGTGGCGGTGGCTCAAGTAATTTTAGTGACTTAGGCGATGTTACTTTTGCAAATCTAACCATTGACAAAATATACGAGCCTGCTATAGCAATGCTAAGACTGGATAATGTAGGAACAAGTGCTTATACCTTTAACAGTCATTATGCAGGTAATAATCCTACATTATTAGTTTTATCAGGAGCAACGATTGCATTTGATCTAGATGAAATACCAGGACATCCCTTCCAGATACAAGACTCGGCAGGTGATCCTTATAACGTTGGATTAGTACATGTATCCTCAGCGGGAATAGTAACAACTGGGCTAGCTGCACAAAATAGGTCTAGCGGAACGTTGTATTGGAGAGTTCCGGAAACTATATTTGGTACTTATAGATACCAGTGTAACTCGCATGCTGCTATGTTTGGACCTATTACAATTAAGCGATTAAGTTCTATTTAGAATCTTTAACTAATCCGTCTAGCGTCATTCTTATATTAATAACTTTTTCTACATTTTCACGTACTTTAGTTGGGTCAATATTTTTATTAGTTACCGGATTGTGTACTGCGTCTATTAAATTGCATTGATGTATTAGCTCATTTAATAATGCATACCCGTGCTGTTGCACTTCTGTATTTTTAATTTTTTCTATAACTGATGTATATTTTTTAAATTCAGTTTGAAATTTTAATTCTTGACTTAATTTAAACATTAATTTAACCTAAAATAATCGTTAATATCGTTTGAATTACTTACTTCTGCCATTGCACTATTAGCAGACAGCCCTTCTAACATAACTGGCATTAATGCAGGAACATGAAAGAATCCTCCCTCTTGTAGTTCTTGGGCATACACCTCCCCGTCAGCTGTATCTACCCATTGCACTTTAAATTTACCAGCATTAACAAACCAGCTTTTTGATTTATTTTTATGAAAATGTAATGACATTTTACTATTTATTTTTTCAAAAATTAAAATTTTCCCACAATGCTGATCGTTGTCGGCCCAAATAATTTCATATCCGTAGTCAGTTTCATTAACATTATTATTCATTTAATATTCTCTAATCTAATAAGTCTATAACTTTAAACACAGTTTCAAGTTTTTGTAAATTAACTTTTTTTTGTAATGTGTTACTTAGCCCATGATGTAGAGGCTTTGGCCATTTGCCAAAACTACACCAGGCATAACCGTTATGTTCATCATTTAATGTTGGTATAAATTCTTGTCCCACAACACATAAGTATGTATGGAAATGAAAGCGACTGTCATTGCTAATAAATGTTTCTAAGGGCATGGTTTTCTTAATTGAGATTTCGCCAATCTCTTCAAAGATTTCACGTTTTAGACCTTCCCAAGGCGTTTCGGTACCTTCGTTAGTGCCACCTACTAATCCCCACAAATTACCAGCACGACCTTTTACTCTGTGTAAGAATAAAAAGCGTTTAGTACTTTGGGCATAGACAATAGCACCACTACAAATAATATTTGTTTCCTTCATACTAATAATTATCTTAGTATGCTAATCTCCAGGTGCCTCTTGGATACTCACCATCGTATGCTAGTACCCATTCATTGTTTTCATATTTGTATTGTTTACCTGTATTAAGATTAGATGTGTAAACAATAGTACTATCATCAGTGCTAGCATCAAATACTATACTCCAATTAGTACCGTCCCATTCAATGATGTCATTAACACTTGCTACAAAATCAGTGCCATCAGTATTTTTCCAAGCATCAGGACCGTCATATGACGAATCTTGCACACTTGCGCCATCATTTATACTGTCTAGTATTAGTATGCGCGGATTGCTTGATTTTAAATCAGTAGGGTTAGTTTTATAAGGATTAATAATATAATCAATTTTATTTCTATCACCATTAGGACCGTGCATGATTGTATCTGCAGGCATTGTGTCAGTGTCCCAAACAATTGCTAATTCGTAAGGATCAATTGAATTAACTACAACAGTGCCTACAATATCATTTGTTAAATCTTCCCTAGATAATCTTAATTCAGTAACACCTGAACTAAATTCAAACGGCATTGATTTTAAATAACCTGTCCATGTTTCTGAACCAACTACACCTTTATGTACTAGTTTAGCAGTTGTGCCCATTACTAATAGGCCATAATTATCGTGTGAAGTAACTATCGGAGTATCAACACTAGTGATACTTGTATCTTTGTTTGTATTTTGTTCTTCGATTCCGGTAATATTACCAAAATTATCAACAGATTCTATCTTAGTTGTAATGTCGGCTTGTGGAGTATCTGATGAATACCTGCCTGCTCTTGATAAGTCTAAATCAATTGTGCCTTGACTTTCATTGAATATACTTTGTATAACTTGGGTAATTACACCTAATCGTTTAACTTTAACAGGTGGACTAATATATATTGGAGTAGTAAACGAAATTGTAGCAATGTCAATATCACTTTCAGTTCCAGTAGGAATAGACCTACTACTAAAAGTAATACCTGTTTGATGCACTACACTTAAACTAGTCCAGTCAATATAATTATCAGTTGTTTGTATTTCTAAACTTGGGTTAAACAACATTAATATTTGTTCTAGAATTTGTAATTTTTGATCAGTGTTTGAACTCCAGATATCAACATTGACATTTAATGTGTACGGAGTAGGCATTAGTCTTTCAACTGTATAGTTTTTACCTTCGGTGTTTAAATATTCGTTACCGTCAGCATCGTATGCACGTTCTCTAATATTAACTTTGTTAATATAACTACTATCGCTTAGTCGTGCCGCGTCAAGTTCAAGACCAGTTATGTATACTGCCATCCTAGGTGCACTTGGAATTTTATTTTCACTATTTTCTCTAATAATATTTGCAACTTGACGAGTCAAATCGCCATACATTACTGGAATCTGTGTAAGAGCTCCTTTGCCGTCTTTGTAACTAAAGTTACTCATTAGACGTACCATTTGTGTTATGTATCTGCGTATTTGGCCATCATAAAAATGTTGCATTATTCGTTACCTACTTTTTCCCATCTAAGGGTCGAGAATCGCATACCTATTAATTTCCAACCTAACGGAACCATTATTTCGTTAACTTCTTTTATAACATTTGGTGTATTTTTTCCTAGGTCATAGAAAAATTCATTTATTATATCATTAGGCATACTACTATTATGTGTTTCTCGGTACATCTTTATTACTTGATTTAAATGAACTGATGATTTAATTTGCTTTAGTGCATTAATTAATTTAGTTTCGCCGGTTCCGAGTCCGCGCATTGCATCAAACAAATCAGATACAATTTCCGAAGTACCTTCAATGCCTTCTTCACCGCCTTCACCTTCTTCACCTTCGCTACCTCCGCCAAACTCACTAGGGTCATACGTCGGAATATTGATGTTATTATACGGAGTATCTAATATATTGCCGTCAGCATCTACAAGCTTGCCCTGATCGTTCATTCGCGTTACTTCTTTGCCAGTTTCGTCGTGTTTATTATCTCGATCCTTATCAACTCTATCGGCCCAGGCGTTGTGCCGTTCAGCTTGATCAGCTGTTGTTGCAACAAAAGATCCAGTTTGTACAGGAAATTCTTGTTTGTCGTCATCGCTGGAAGTTGCGTCACCGTCTTGAGGCTCAATTTCGCCAATATCTGATGTGTCACTATTGTCGTCACTAAAATCTGGTACAGCATCGACATCGTCAGGATCGGCAATTTCGTCTCTCTTTAATACATCAAACGGGTATTTAGAACCTGGCTCACCTTCAATGTAAAACCTTGAAACAATTAATTCATTATACGATAGTTTGAGTCTAGCTATTAATTTTTCTCTAAAATCAGTACTTGTAAGAACATCTACCGGAATAGGACCAATACGTATTTGTGAATCATCTGTAAACCGTACTAGGACAATATATGCATCTTTTGTAGGTAACTCTTTATTTTCTTCACGTACTATTATTTTTTTTATATCTTTATATCTCATTATTCCTCCACATTCCATGGTATTAATGGAATATCTACCCCAGGCCCTGACGGTGCTGGCACAACTGGCTCAATTGAAGGAGCAGGTGCTGGCTCTTCGGCTGCTTTTTCTCGAGCATCTTCTGCTTCATCGGCTATACGTTGTTTTTCATCTTCTAGTTTTTTAGCTGCTTTTCTATCAGCTTCTGCTTTGTCAGCAAGACGTTTATCTTCTGCAGCGTCGGCAATCTGCTGTGCTTCTATTCTGGCAGCCTCAGCTTGTGCTGCATCTATTCGTTTTTGTCTAGCCTCGTCAGCTAATCGTTGTTCCTCGTCAGCTAATCGTTGTTCCTCAGCAGCAGCCTCTACAGCATTTTTAGCCTCTTGATCTGCTCTATCTTGTTCAGCTCTTGCTTCGGCTTCTTCTTTTGCTTTTTCTGCTTCGTCTGCTAATCTGTCTGATTCTACAGCCTCAGCTTCTGCTTTTATAACTGCATCTAAGTCTGTTATAATATTGTCAGGAACTAATTCTTGTAATTTAGGATCACCATCAATAAGGTCTTTGGCACCTTGCCAATCTTCTGCATTTAACAACCGCTCTAATTCGTCAGCACTTGCCTTTAAAGCAGTTGCGTTATCTGCATTACCGTCGGTTGTTCCGCTATTATCTGCATCACCGTCCCCGGCAGCAGTAGAGTCTGAATTAGAATCCTGATCACTTCTTCCGTTGCCGTCATCGTTGTTACCTAGATCGTCGCCGTCCTTGCCTGATGCAACTCCGTCTCCAGTACCACCAGCAGCAATACCCGGTCCTTCTATTCCGGCACCTGGACCGTCACCTGTAGTCGCTGTTCCGGCACTACCGGCACCGGCAAAACAATTCTCTAAATATTCGCGATCTTCAGGAAAATCTAATAGATATTTTTCCATTGCAGTTCGTGCAAGTTTTAATCCGTTCGGACGTTGTTCACGTGCAGCACGTTTTAGTGACCTACATAATATCAAAGGTTTGGCGGTTTCTACTAATTTTATATCTTTATATTGCATTAATTATCTGCCTTTGGTTTAAGTGCTTGGGACAAACTTTGACGTTCTGTTGTTGTAACACCACCAATTGTATTAGTATTGCTATTGTTAACAAATGTACCTTTTTGTGTTGCACGGGTATTTGTATTTGTTAATGTCATTCTTACATTATCTTTTTGCTTTACCCATCGTGCGCCGTCATATCTAAATAATCTATTTGGTGAAAAATCTGTACGTAAAAAGAAATCACCTGTTTCTGGACCTGGCGCAAATGCAATACCAAATCCAAATACTTCGCCATTAGTTGGAATTCCGTCTCCTAATAAATAACCGTTATAACCTTCGCGGTCTGGAGTTTGCATAGTGTCTGGCACATCGTCGCTGTTGGTATCTACTAATTCGGTATTTCCGTTTGCATCTAGTTGTAAACTAAAATAATGACTTGTGTTATAACCGCTTTTAGGAGCATCTGATTCTGCTTGTGCAACTACGGCATTGTTAATTTGCATTTCTTTATCGTATGTTGAAAGCAAGTCACGAAGTGTATTCCCACCTGGCGCATCTTCTTCTGCAGGCAAGTCGAGTATTTCTTTAAATTCTTGACCGTCATATATTTGTTTAAGTTTTAAACGATATAAATGCGGATACCAAGTTTGACTAAATCCTTCTGCTGCACGATTAACATCTTCTACTACGTAAAAACGTTTAAGTGCAACACTATAATCATTTAGTGCGTACTCATCCTTTAAATGAGGCAATTCAACTACATCGCCCGCTATAATTTTTCGTCCGATTGTTTTAACACTACTATTAATATGTATTGTTAGCATCAGTGTGTCATTACTTAGGAACAATCCAAACTGACTTAAATTAAAGTCGAGATCTTGAACATTATATATTCCACGCATTGTGTATACATCCGGATCATA